CACCTACGGGCATCCCTGCCGGTCTGAGACGCCCGGAGAGCCAGTCTGGTAGAATGGGGCTATCTGACGCCTGGGAGGATAGAGAGGATGCCCACGCCTAAGCCAGAACTACCACCTAATGGCGCTCTGGAGCCTTCCATCTGGGAGGGGAGCGACCCAGGTGATTACGGAGTAGACCTAGACTTATTGCAACCCAACCAGAAGAAGAGTTGGGAGAACCAGAACCGGTATCTTAGGCATTACGCAGATGTGAAGGTAAACTCGATAGCGGCGGACAGGGCGGGGGTGAGTGCGGGAACGGCGAAGGCGTGGTATACGAACGACGTATTGAGGTTCAAGGCGAGGAGGGCGGAGGCGGAGCACAGGTGGAACGACAGGTTGGAGGTATTTGCGTGGGAGAGGGTAAAGAGGCAGGGGGATAACGTGAGTCCGATTCTTTTGATAACGTTATTGAACTCGAATCTGCCGAACAAGTACCGGCCTGCGGCGGCTATGAGTGACGAGCAAGCGAAGGAGACGATGCAGAAGATACGGGAGTACATCCGGGCAGGGGGGAAGAAGGGGAAGAAGAAGGAAGAGGAAGAGATTGAGGAGATGACGCCCTCGGTATAAGAAAGGAGAGGAATGGCCATACTGGAAACGTACACCAGCCCCAACTCAGCCAGGGACTCCGAGGACTTGACTCCTTCGCCATGGGCGCGCTAACATCGCGCCGATGGATTCCCAGACAATAAGAAAGCCCCTGGCGTCACTTCCAGGGGCCTCTTACATATCGTGGGAGGACACGATACGGGGTACAAGCCCCAGTATCGTAACTCCCACCAGCCGATAAAGTCAAGCTGACTAACTGACTTCTGGCTGGCCCGCAGATAGCCAGCCAAGGAAAATAAATAAGCTGCTCCGGATGAACCCGGTAAGATGTGACACGCAGCGTCTCACTGGTGGCTGCGAGAGGACTAATAGCCCTCCTTGGACGGGGTTCCAGGTAAATATCACCAGGCGGGCCATTATTGTGGCCCAGGGGTGCAAGAGTTTATTTGGCGGGAGGACGCCAGCCAGGGGGGGGGAAGGCCAGCTATGCCTGAGTCGCAGATTCGGCGGGAACAGACGCACTGGAAGAACCTTGTCCGTTGCCCTAACGGCACGCCTCATCACATCATCCTCCAGCCAGATAGCCGCAAGGGCCGGTGCAAGAAGTGCAAGCAATCCCTGTTGATACCGGCCATTCAGCATCAGACTACCCGTTTTAACGTCTAACACTGGTTAATGGTTGCTTTTTGGCTCCTTCCTTGGTTTAATGCGGTTTACCGTAATGCTGGACTTTGGTAGACACCTCTGGATATTTTTGGCGTGCTCCTTCCGTGTATACCGGGAGGGTGAGGCCGTCGCCTTTCCGGGCTGTACGATGGTGATGGAAGGGAATTACTTTGCTTGGCCGCGCTGGAGGAAGGTGTTATCCAGGGTGGTGGTAGTGCCTTATGGGTTATTCCAGGGTGCGCACTGGACGTTGAGCCGGATGGTTCACCGGCCTTGGTCACCACATGAACATGTCGAGCCGAGGTATTACTGTGTGTCGCTGGCTGAGATGTTTAACTTAGGGTGCACGATGGCCTCTCACCACATCCTGCCTGTTGCGTGGGCCGTGGAGTTCGATAAGCGTGGTTAGATACACCTACCGCCAGTTCACCGATGCTCCCAGCTTCGGCCCGTTGACCGTCCGGTGCGCGGGATGCAAACAGCAGGTCAAGGGCTTTGAGAGCGCCGTTGGCTCCGCCGGTTTCTACCGGCTGGTAGGCCCCTGGAAGAAGTATGGGACGGCGGAGCAAGCGGGGAAGGTGCTCTGTGATTCATGCATGTGGCGGAGAAAGAAGTACAAGGAAGACTTCGGCATCCCCTGCCAGCAATACGCGCAGCTAGACCCGCCTTAAGGAGAATTATGAACGAAATCGCATTTCTAACGGAAAATGAGTTCGCCGTCAAAGTTGGCGTGTCCTTATCTACCATCCAGCAGGCGATGAAGGCCGGGAGGGTGCCGTATGTGAAGCTTTCCGCACGGAAGAGGTTCATCCCGGAGAACGCCCTGGCTATTATGATGGGGGAAGCCATTGAGGTGCGTTGGAGGGACATGAAATCCCCGCAGCCTCTGGGCCGGAGCGGTTAGTGGTTGGGCACGCTCCTCTTGGCGATAGCGATGTTAGCCCTGTTTTGCCTGGCGTATGGGATAGGCCAGGCGCTCCGGTGATTGAAGGGCACACCGAGGACTGTGGTGGGGTGTACTGGCTCTCCAGGCGGCGGTTCGGTCGGTGGTGGATATATGCCTGTCGGGACTGTGGCAGAGACGTAAGGAGGGAGAAGATAAATGGCTAAAGATGAGATACCGCCGCTCTTTGACCCTACAATCATTAAGAACGCTATTGTGGCGCAAGATAATGGGCCGTATAAGAAGAAGAACAAGCCTACCAAGGTCAACCCGCACCGGGGGGCCTACGACCGGATGATACGGGAGCAGTTTGGTGACAAGATGGTAGACAAAGCCAACGCGGCGGCGGCGGCTTCCAGCGCCGCCGCCGGACAGCAGAGTGTGAAGCTGGCGATTTCGGGCTATGCCAACCTTCATATCATGAATTCAGCGGGTGTGCCGTTAGTGTCTGCTGAGCAGGCGCAATCCGTGTTGGGCAAGAATGTTACAGAGCAGGCCATCTCTAAGAAACCACACCTTCAGATGCTGATAATACACTCTGGTGTGAATCTTAAGGACTTACCGAAGCCATCTAAAAGTCCGTGCTGTAAGCCGCCGCAGCCGAGCCATTTTCTTATGACTGAGGTGAAGCTGACGGGCGTCCCGGGTGGGCTGTTTGCCTGCGCAGGGTGTATCCAGGACTGGCTGAAGAAGCACTATGGCGAATATTTGGATTACGTGGGGAAGGTGCAGATTGGAAAAACGGTGGACTTCCTGTTGGAGTAGGATATAATTCGGAGTGGAGGCTTCCGCAGCGGCCTCCATCACCTCCTTACAGCCCCCTGTCGTTGTTCCCTCACCGGCAGGGGGTTCTCTTTTTAACCCCGTTTGCTATAATCGCCACCGTGATAGCTGTTGGCAAGAGAGTCATGGTGGTGTATCCAACGCTCTCCGAAGAGGGCGATAAACACACGTCTCTTTTCCAGCACTGTGTGGGCATGGTAGTGGAGAACGGCCTGAACGCCCTGGTGAAGATACGCTTGGAGGAGCCGATTCAGAAAGTGGGGGAAGCGCCTCAGTGGGAGTATTTCTACGAACAGGCGGACTTTCTAGCGGAGGTTAAGGAGGATGGCCACCAAGATGAGAGGGAAACGGACGCGGATGCTGCGGTTGAGCGACTACCGGGTTGAGAGTGTGGAGGAGGGGTACTACGCTCTGGTGGGTGCTGTGATTAAGGTTGGTCTTCATCAGCCCGAATATCCAAGGAAGCAGGCTGGCAGAGGCGAAAGTCGCTTTCTCTGGACGAACCCACACCCTGATTGGGCCAGGAGCCGGTGTGGGCGGGAATGGCTGGGGATGGTTGGGCTGGAGCCGGATGTCGTGTACCATAGGGCTGGGGGCGAGGAGTCTTATCAGCCTATCGGCGGCTGTGTGTGCTACAGATACGCCGGGAGGCGGCGAAAGGAGCGTTCTGATGCCTCTTAAGCGTGGCTCATCCCGGAAAGCTATCGGGAAGAACGTAAGGAAGCTAAAACGCGAGGGCCGCCCTACGAAGCAAGCCGTCGCTATAAGTCTTTCCAAAGCGGGCAAGTCCAGGGGGGGGAAGGCTAAGAATAAGTAGCTGACCACCGCTACCCAGGATGTCCAGGAGGCTCTGTTTGAGGCGGTTAAGTTCGCCCCGACAGATGCCCAGCGGCCCATATTAGAGTCCCGCCAGCAGTTCACCATCGTTACCGGAGGTGAGCAGGCTGGCAAATCCATTTGTGCTTCTAAATATTTCCTTTCCCGGTTTGGTGAGGTGGATGAGGAGCCAGCCATTTACTGGTTGGTTTCCGCCGATTATGAGGGGAACCGGCGGGAGTTTGAATATATCGCCTCGGATATGCAGGCGATATTCGGCAACAACGCCAAGACCACCAAAAGGCTAGACCCAGGCCAGATTGAGGTGTTCGGTGCTAACACCGACGCCAAGCCGATGCTGGTGGTGAAATCCAAGTCTGCCAACGACCCCTCCAAGCTCCGGATGGAAGCCCCGCGTGGGATTATCGTCTGTGAGGGTGCGGGTCTTGATTTGGAGTCCTTTGAGCGCGTTATAGGCCGCGCCGCGCCAAAAGATGCCTGGGTGTTCATTTCGGGAACACTGGAAGGCTCGTTGGGATGGTATCCGCAGGTGGCGGAGGCGTGGAAGCATGAGGAGGGCTGCGCCTCCTTCCGGCTCCCTTCGTACACTAACGTCTATCTCTACGAGGGAGGTATCAACGACCCGAAAATCCAGCGCCTCAAGAGGCTGTCCTCTGACACCTTCTTCATGGAGCGGATTGAGGGCCGGGCGGTGCCGCCGAAGGGCTTGGTATTCCCTGAGTTCAACGCCAACTATCACGTCAAGAACATCTCTTACGTGAGGGGCGAGCCGGTCTATCTTTGGATTGACCCTGGGTATGCGGGGGCCTACGCGGTGGAGGTAGCCCAGGAGATAAACGGCCAAATCTGGATAATTGATGAGATTTACGAGCGGTTTATTACCGATGACATTATCGGCATCGCCGTGAATAAGCCTTGGTGGTCAGATGTGCGTGGTGGGGCTATTGACATCTCTGGAACGTATCACCAGGCGATGCCCGCTCCGGCGGAGGTGTGGCAATCCAAGGCCCAGGTGTATCTCCGGAGCCAGAAGATACCGATAAACCAGGGCACGGAACGCCTAAAGAGTTTCCTTAAGTTCGACCCGCTCCGGAACTGGACAAGCATCGTGATAGCGCCTCACTGCCAGGGCGTGCTCTCTGAGATGGGGGTGGCGCTCAACCCCCACACGGAGCAGCTACAGGCATACCGCTGGCGGTTGGATAGAAATGATAACATCATAGGACAAGAGCCTGAAGACCGTTTCAACCACGGCATCAAGGCCATAATTTACGGGTTGGTGGACAGGTACGGCTACGTAACTAGCCAGCACCGCCAGCGCGTACAGATGAGGAGTTGGGGTGGCATCGCTACCAGACGAAATCCGCGAACGGGTAGATAGGCACCACCGGCAGACCAGCGCCCTCCGGGATAGGATGAGGGCTGATGAGAAGCTCTTCATGCTGGAGCGGACGGCGGATGATGCACCCGCCGATTACGGCTTCTATACCTCCAATATGCCCAAGGTTGTCGCCAAGAAGATAATCGCTTGGATTACCCAGGCTGAACTTATCGTCTCGATCAGCCACCCCGGTGACCTAGAACACCAGCGGATGATAGACGATGCTAAGGAGATGTTCCTCACCGGGGCGTTGGAGATGGCGGATGGTCGGCTCAGAAAGCGTGGTCGGCTACGGAGCCAGTTGGCTTGGTACGTTACCGTCCGTGGTGGTGTGGTGGGGCGGGCACTTCTCCGTACAGACCGGCACGAGAATACTTTTGCCGACATTATGCCCTGGGACATCCTCCACACCTATTGGGAAGTGGGTGGGGATGGGGAGTTGGATTGGGCTTGTAATAAGCTCAAGAAAACCAAAGGGGCTATCATGGCGGAGTACGGTCTCCGGCGGTTGACTCTGCCGGATGACCAGGGGATGGATGTGGGGATAGATGTCTACGATTACTACGACCGAAATATTAACGCCGTGGTCATGGATGGGCGGATTCTGAAGAAGCGCACATCTCACGGGGCGGATAAAGTGCCGGTGTTCTTTGCGCCAGTAGAGACCGCACCGATGATTCAGCGCGATTCCGCTAACGATATGATTGATGCGTACATGGAGTCCATTTTTGAGGAGAACCGTGGCATCATTCCGAAGAACAACCAGCTTATGTCGGCGGTATTCGACCTGGTGCTCAAGACCCGTGACCGCTCCTGGGTACTCACCTCGCGGGATGGCTCCAAGGTGCTTGAGAGCGACCCCAACCGCTCGTCACTGGAGATTGCGCTGGCGGAAGGGGAGTCGCTGGAACCCGTGCAAGTGGCGGAAATGTCACAACGCTTGGGTGACATTCTTGGCCTAATCTCTGGGGAGATGCAGCGGGGCGGGCTTTCCCACGCCGTCTTCGGGGAACTTCAGTTTCAGCTTTCCGGCTTCGCCATCAACTCTCTGAAGCAAGGCGCGGATACGGCGCTTACCCCGCGTCTGGATGCCGTCCAGAACGCCTACGAGCAGATTCTGGACATCATAGCGGAGATGTACGGCTCTGAGAGGTTCTTTGAATTCGCCATTCCGTGTAAGAACATCCGCAGCGAGACCAAGATTATCCCCGCCTGGGTGGTGCGGGAGGGGTGCCATCCGGAGGTAAAGCTCATCCCGCAGCTACCGGAAGACGATATGACCAAGATAACGGTGGCACAGATGCTCAGGGAGGGGCCTGTACCTCTGGCGGACGATACGTATATTCGCGAGAAGATAATGCGCTTCCCGGAGACGAGCGTGATAGCCGATTCGGTGAAGGCGCAGCTAGGGGAGCGGATGCTGCCGGAGACCACGCTCTACACGATGGGGATGGCGCTGGCGGAGCGTGGTGAGCCTATGCTGGCCCAGATGTATTTTGACCAGCTAATGATGCTCTACCAGCAGCGGATAGTGCAGATGCAGATGATGGGCATGGTGGGTGGAGGACTTTTCCAGGGTAACCAGATAAATGGAGGCGGGGTGAGTCCTGGTGGGCCAGCGCCAGAGGTCTTCTCCAACTCTGCCCAGGGAGCGCCCCCGTCGCCCAGGCAATCGAATAATTCCAACGCGGGCGGGCCTACCCTCCCAGGTCAGGCTAGGCCGGGGGCGCAGGCCAGTATGGAGCAACGCCTGGCGGGTATTGGCCTTACGGGGCCTAGAGGCTAATGGTCGGCTTTAGTTCACCATCTGTATCTGTTCGGGACATCCTGGCTCTGCCTGACAACGGGCTGTATGACAAGTTCGGGCTTATTCAGTCCTTACTTCTGGACAGAGGGCACACGGAGGCGGATGCGACGGCACGGGCCACCGCTATTATGGAGGCGCAGGGAACGGCTCCAGATGTGGCGTCACTGGGTCTTCAGCTGGGTACGGGATTTGGTGAGCCTCCTCCGGTGACGGTGACGGCTCCGACAGATGAAGGGGGTGGTGACTTTGGCGCTCAGCCTCCCCCGCCCCCTGGCCCTAATTACGCTGCCTTGGATGCTCTCTGGGCACAGCGCCTCCTTATCTCAGCGGAGGCGTTGAAGACATTAGCCCTATCTTTGGGGCTGCCTGCTTCTGAGTACGACGCCTGGCGTGAGTCGAACATCCGGGCTGAGATGGATGCTCCTAAACCAACAGTACAGGGAGAAGTCTCGGAGCGAGTGCAAGACCTGCTAAGAGGCAATACCTTCCATGCCATTATGGATAGCTACAGTGCTCACCTGCGCGGGGAGCAGGGTATGGGTCGCGAACAGGCGGTGAATAGCCTGCTGGCTCTTGGTTTCCCCCAGGGTGGCGTTGACGATATGCTGAGAGCCAAGGAAGAGCAGCCACGCAATCAGCCGCCCACGGTGCTGACGCCGCAGAACGTGCAAGACCTTCTGGCGCTGGATGACCTAACGGTCGATGAAGCGTTGGCGGAGTTGGGACTCTATTATGAAAGCCAGGGGTCATCGTCGTCCCGGGCGGAGGAATTGTCTCAGCAGTTTCTAACGCAACTTGGGTTAGATGTTACGGAAACAGGCGGACTAGCGGAGCTAAGCGCGGAGGCGGCGGAGGACGATAAGCTCGTTGAGCTGTTTCTGGCGCTACAGCATATTCAGACTCGCCATTCCCGGACGCCGTACACGGACTTCAATACGCTCCGTGAGGATGTGCGGCGGGAGTTCTTTGACTTCTCGCCAGGTGGTACATCTGGCGGGGCCAGGTTCTTGGCGCAGCAACAGGCAGACCAGTGGGCGGATGAACTATTCTACGAACGCGACCCTGTACCGAAGACCGCATTGGATGATAGCATGGGTGGCGTAGCGGCCCTTGGTGTAGGCGATATAGGAGGCAGAGACATGACCAGCTTTTTCAGGGCACCTTCGGCGACGGGACTACCTACACAAACAGACCCGTTCCGTCAGTTTACGGAACAGCGGTTTGGCCTTACGCCGGGTGGGCGGCGTGACCAGTTCAACGCCTTCGCCTTTGGTGGGGCATCCCCCTTTGATTTCAACCCGGCCACGCGAGGTGTTGTGGCGGGGCAGTTCCCGGACATATCGGCGCAGTTCCAGCTTCAAAACATCTTGAATCCGGGGGCTGTCCAGTCGTCTAACTTCGCAGACTTCTTGCGTGGTGGGAGCCTCCCGTTTAACCGGAGTGCTGTGCCTGCTAGGTTTGACGAACTGGCGGACCTCTTCACGCAAGGGGAGGTTAGCAATGCTCAACAGGCACAGCTAGCCGCGCTATCCGACCCGGCTGTAGCCAGGGAGATGATTTTGGCTAATGCGCGGGGTCAGGTGAACCCCTTCCTCGCTCCCTTCGCCGAAGATATAGCGGCCAGCCGGTTGGCGACGCTTCAGGCGGGCGCTGACATATCCGGAGAGTCGCTCTTCCGGCGATTCCTGGGCGCTACTGGGCACATCTAAATGGCTAACTTCTTCCAGCAGGGCTTCGAGGACTTCCTGGAGACCAGCCCACGGGTTGGCTTCCAGTCGTTCCAGAACCAGTTTGGCGGGTCGCCTAACCAGCGTCGGTTCTTTGAGTCCCAGTTCGCGCCCATCCATAACCGTTTCCTGGGTGTCTTGGGGCAGCAGATACTTGGTGGGGAGGCTCCCACCGCCCGCTTCGCCACGCAAGACCCCTTCCGCCCAGAGCAATCATCCTTCCTGGAGGGAGGTTTCCCCGACCAGTTTGCGGGCTTTGACGCCTTCTTTGGCGCACAGCCCCCGTCTTTCGCGGGCCGTCAGCAGGCCCGCTTTAATCCTCAAGCACAGTTCTTCTTCTAATGCCTGAACCTCTCGATGAGGAACGGCGCAGACGGCTTATTGAGAAGTTAGAACGCCTCAAGCAGCCCGGCGGTGGTGAGTCCCCTGTAGCGACTTGGGAGCAACCTGCTCCGACTCAAGGTGCAGGTCAGCCAACAGCACAGCCAACAGCAAAGCTGCCGCCTGCCCTCTCACGTCAAGAACATCTCTTACGTGAGGTTAGTTTGTTAAACCGGGTGCTTTATGATGAGACGACTGGCCGTATTCGCCCGGAGCTAGCTGAGGTAGCTCGTGCTGGGCATGGCCAGTTTGCTCCTGAAGTCTTAGATGCCTTTATGACGCGGGTGCCCGCTTACCGCGACCTATCTAGTCAGGAGCGGCAGCAGTTCCTACAGAGCCGGTGGGCACAGCGGCGCATGGTCGGTGCGCCGCGTCATTTGACAACTCAAGACATTCCTGCCGAGGGGAAGCTAGGTGAACTTTTCGGACACGGATTTGGTGTTGACTTGCTTATCGGTGGGCCGACAGCCGGGGGTGTTTTCCGTGGCTTGGGACGGGGTGCCGCCGCAGCGAGCGCTGCTGCCGCCGGAGGTAGTGGACTACGACAGCTTGGCTTTCAAGGTCTGGCGGGTGCTGCCCGCGTGGGGCAGGTGGGTGCTGCGATTCCTGCTGGCGCGGAGTTCCTCCTGGGGCTGCCTTTCAAAGCCGGTGCGCGATTAGCTGGTGGTGCCCTCCGGCCAAGTCCACCCGTGAGTACGACGCGGCAGGCACCAGTGCCGATTCGCACGCAAGGGCAAGTGCGTGCTGCCCGCCAGGAGCTACTCCGTGAGCCGCCACGTATTCTGACACCAGCGGAGGAGGCGCTCCAGCGCATTCCTCCCGGTGGCCAGCGCCCACTACAGGAGTTCGTCCCTGGGCCGGTAGAACCTCCACGTATAGTTCCGCAAGATATAGGACGTGTGGCTCCATTTCATGTAGTGCGCGAGCGAACATCTGCGGAAGAGGTCGTAGAGCAAGCGTTTAGAGGTATCCTCCAGAGGTCGCGGGTGGCCCAACCGGGGCGAGTAGGTGGTGTGGCGCGTAGAACCGCTGAACCTATGCCTATTGAACCTGTGACACGAGCGCAGCGGTTGCTTGATGCTATCAATGCTATGCCTGCAAAACAGCTAGACGAAGCTATTGACGCAGCAATGAATGACATTATAGAGATTGTGCCAACTCATCTAGGCAAGCGTGGAAAGCCGATAAAAAGTACGAGGTATTGGCCTCAATACAAAGATAAGGGTATTTATAAGGGCTTGCCAGAAGTAGGATACCCTGCTCAAAGGCGCATCACGGGTTCTACCTACTCGCGTAGCGAAGGCAGTGTTACACCGGAGGGTGCGCGAGACCATGTTAGGGATGTACTTTTCAAGCGAACACTGGAGCAGCCTGCACAATTTACTCGCGTGGGCATAGCCGACAATATCTATACTGACGCGTATGCGGTACGTGAGGCGCTTATCCGAACTGGTAAGTTTCAGTTGGCTGGTCAAACCCCGCGTCAGCCATTAGTTCATACACCAAGTCAATTAAGACCTGGGGTTACAACGGTGGCGCCTGCCCCAACTCCTTTGGGCCGTCTCTTCCAGCCCGAACGTGCTCGCCCTCAGCCGCTAACACCTGCGGAACAGACCGTGGAGCGGGCGTTTGCGAGGCCGCTCCGCACGGCTACACGCCGGGGCGAAGATGCTGTTGAAGAGGTGCGCCGGATTGCTTTGGGAGAGCGTACGCCTCAGCGCCAGATAGCGCATCTTGAGGCTCGTGAGGCTGGGCTGAAGCTGACAGCGCCTGGCCTGGGTAATGCAGGCCGGAAGAAGCTGGGGTATGTGAGAGACGTGCTGGGTAAGTTGCGTGGTGGTGGTACTGGTGGCGGTGCGCAGCCGCCTACTGGGGTTGCAGGAGCGGTGCCAGACCCTGCTCAGCCGGATGTGGTGAATAAGCTCACCGCCCTTATTAAGAAGGCCAAGCCGCTGGATGTTAAGCGCCGGGGCACTGAGCGGGCACGCCTGCGACAGCGTGTGGCAGCAGCGGGTGAGCGTCTAACGAGAGGCGCAGATGCCACAAGGGCGCTTGGCCGTGCCCGTGGTGCTATGGCGGGGCCACTACGTGAACCGTCGTTCCTGCCGCCGCAAGAGGGTTTGACGGGCCTTGAGGTGAATCAACTCAAGGACATGGTGCGTTATTCTGATGAGACCTTGCTCAACATCCTCCAGGCGGATGATGGGTTGAAGAATATCTTGCTTGGGAGCGTTCCCCAGCGGAGCCAGCTAGTCATTCTGGAGCGTATCTTTGGCACACAGTTTGCCAAGGCGGTGCTGGGACAACGCTCTCTTGGTGCGAAGTCGTGGGAACTGGCGATGAATATTTGGAACTTCCCCCGTTCGCTCGTTACATCTCATGACTTGTCTGCTCCGCTACGGCAGGGAGGCCTGCTGATTGGCCATCCTCAGCGGTTCCTCCAGAATCATGTGCCGATGTTCAAGGCGTTGATGAGGGAGGCGAATGCGCAGGCAACGGACCGAGGAATACGGGCGCATCCGAACTGGGGCGCAGCGCAGCAGGCCGGCCTGTTTATCGCGGACATGAGCCGTGGTGTGGGGGCGGGCCTGGCGCAGCAAGAAGAAGTGTTTATGTCCCGTTGGGCCCGGAAGCTGCCTCTCATCCGCCCCTGGGCGCGGGCGTATACAACCTTTCTTAATAAGCTCCGGTTTGACGTGTGGAACGACGCTTACCAAGGGTGGGTGCGACAGGGGCTGGATAAAGACACGCTGGCCCGCAACGCACACTCGTGGGCTAAGTGGGTTAATCGAGCGACGGGCCGTGGCCCGCTGGGGCCGTTGGAAGAAATAGCGCCTGTATTGAACGGCATATTCTTCGCGGCGCGTCTTTTCACCTCTCGGTTTACCGCGCCGATGATTTGGCAGTACCCCGGTGTGCGGCGGATGGTGATGAAAGACCTGGCGGTGTTCGTGGGCACTGGGATTGGCGTGCTATCTCTGGCTAAGCTATCTGGGAAGGCGGACGTGGAGCTTGACCCTCGCTCTGCGGACTTTGGCAAAATTAGGATTGGGGCCGTGCGGATTGATTTCTGGGCGGGCTATCAGCCTGTTGCCCGCTACGCCGCACAGATAATTGCGGGTCAGACTAAGGGCGTTGGCACGAAACAGGTACGCGATGCCGACCGATTTGATGTCTTTATGAGGCTTATCCGCTCTAAGCTAGGCCCGCCCGTTGGTATGGTTGTGGATGTGGCAACTGGAACCAGCTTCATTGGCGAAGCGATTACCCCACAGATGTCCGCCATTCAGCGGGAGACGTGGAATCATCTCACACCTCTGTTCATCCAAGACCTGATTGACGCCATACGAGAGGAGGGTCTCCTTGGGGGCTTGGTGGCATCGCCTGGAATGTTCGGTGCCACCGTCGGGAGCTATAAGACGGTAGATGCTTTCAGTCGCGACTCCAGGGGGGTGGCGTATGGAGCACCTGCTGGCCTATCGGTGGATAGTGGACTGGCTCGCTTTGAGAAGGATGAGGTGTGGGAGGAATACAACGCGGACAGGCCGGAGCATAAGCTCTCTCCGTACACTGAGGAGATAGTGCAGTTGGACGCTGAGGAGATAAAGGCGTGGCAGGGTATCCTGGATGCCCGCCCTCGCCTCCCCAAATCCGATATGGTGGAGCAATACTTCTCCGCTAAGAAAGAGTTTGGGATTCGGCGTGACCAGACGCGGCTTGTTCACTTTGGTCGGGATGCGGAGTTCCCGGCAGCGCGTAACGCCAACGAGAAGGCGCTAGAGGACTACTACGCCGTCCAGGAGGCTATCTTTGGTACGCCGGGCCGCAACCGCAGCCAACAGTGGCGTAGGGCCTTGCGTGACCTGGAATTTAAGTACGGCACGGATTCCGAGGAGTGGTGGTATATCCAGGCTGAGACCAATACTAGGCGTCCTCCTCAAGAGCTATTCCGGCGGCTCCCTGGATGGGAGCGCCGCCGGTTTGAGGACTCAGAGGATGCACGCCGCCGATGGAGGCAAGAGAGACAGTATGTGCGAGTCCGCCAGTAGCCATCAACCGGCTACCAACCAGACTATCTATAAGGCGTGCCGGGAGGAACTTCATCGGCGTGGCATCCGTAAGAACCAGGCCATGAAGGTGGTTCTTAAGGAACAAGGCGGATGTATGGTTGACACTGAGAAAGGAGCTATGCTAGCTTCTAAGCTGTAAGCCCATACAGCACCGCACATGGTCGCAAGGCCCAAAGGCGCGTAAGCCTTTGGGCCTTTTCTATCTGAGGCGATATGACAATCCAGCCATTAAGTACGGAACCCGTAGAAGATACTCCAGCCATCTTTGGGCTGGATGAGATGGCGGACGCGGAAGACCTTAGCTCTACTGGAGTTGACGGCGCTCCTAGTGCAGAGGCTCCGGGCACACCGTCCGCCACGGGAGAAGGTGGTGAGGCGGCTGTGGAGGGAACGCAAGCACCCCCTGCGGCGGATTCTGTCCCGGCTGCCCCACCTGCTCCTGCCCTTCCTTCGCAAGAGCAGTATCTAGCCCAAGAGCTAGCCCGTGAGCGCCAACAGCGAGCCTACCTAGAGCACCAACAGCAGCAGCTACAGATGGCCCAGGAGGCCATGGCGTATCGGCAGCAGCTTGAAAACCAGGGCATCCCGCAAGACCAAGCTGATTATATGTCCCGTGAGCGCCAGAGCTATCGTCTCAGGGAGGTGGAGCTACAAAGGCAGGCACAGTCCCAATCGGAACATCTCCAGGGCAAGATGAACGCGGCCCTCTATTATGCAGCCCGACATCCTGGCGCTGACCCGAAGATGCTTTTCCAGTACGACTCGCCCCAGGCTATGGAGGCAGCGGCGCGTTCAGCCACGGAAATATCCTCATTAAAGAAGGAGATAGCAGGACTCAAACGGGCGCAGGTGCCCGCAGGACAGACATTTGATAATAGCCAACCCTCAGCCGCCGCGCTCAGTGACGATGAGGAGTGGGTGAATACGGTATACGGTGACCCCGATTACGTCGCTTCTCCCGCCGACCATGTGCGGGCAAAGAAGTTCAAAGAAACTCTTCGATAGAGGAGGCAGATAGATGCCAGCAGGCAGAGTACACACTTCGTCCCTAAACGATTCCCTTCCGACCATGATAATGTCGGCCCGCCAGGTGCGGGAGTTCGAGGGAGTTATGTCCCAGCTTGTGGATAAGAAAACGCTGGGGCGGAATATGGGCCTTACCTGGAACGAGATTGACCTGGCCCAGCTTACGGCTCAGAACATCGCTGAGACGCAGACGCTGGATAACCCGCAGCTAATCGTGGACACTCTCTTCTCCATCACCCCCACGGTTGTGGGTATCCAGACCTTCGTATCTGACCGGGTACGCCTTCGGATAGCCAAGCCTGTTGTGTCTCAGATGGGCGGGCTGGCGCAGAACGCCATCCAGCGGCTGAAGGACGAGAACGGCGTCACCGTCTTGGACGGGGCTACTACCTCTTTGGCGGGCGCTGGCACTACCCTCACCTCCGGTCACATCCAGGCTGCCACCCGGCGTATCTCCTCCAACGCCACTGAGCCGGGCAATAAGCCTTACCGCACCGTCCTCCACGGATTCCAGATAAAGGACATTGAGGACGAGATTCGGGCCGGTGTGGGCACGGATGTGCTCACGGAGGGGCTGACTGCCAGGGTGTTCCGGGAGCATTTCGAGGGCATGGTGGGTTCCTCTCAGCTTTATGAGGACGGGAACATCACCATTGACTCCTCAGACGACGCTAAGGGCGGCACCTTCGCACGGGAGGCCATTGTGCTGGTGCAGGGCCGCTCCCCCTGGACGGAGACCCGCCGGGAGCCGCACATCGGCGGTGGTGGGGACAGCGTGTTCATGTACGACGAGTACGCCTACGGTGAGCGCAGTTCGGGCAACTGGCTTCTAGAGTTGTACTCAGATGCAACTGCCCCAACGAGTTAGGGAAAACGTTAAGGATACTTCTCACCACGACGAATAGCGCCATTATAGCGACGCGTCGGGAGAATAGCAACAACCATTTGAGTCTAAACTCAACTGATTCCCCTTCGTAGGAACAGTGGTGATAACGAAAGGAGATAGATAATGCCAAGGGATACGCAAAAGGGATACGACATCTACTTTGAGGACTTCCACGGCGACCTGATACCGGACGAACTGGCCAGCACCAGTGACACCGGCACTGTCACGGTCAACGTGGGTCTTACCGGGAACAAGGCGGTAGGCTCCTCCATCCTCCGGTTGGATAACTCCAACAACACTGACAACGACATGATTGAGGTGGACACGGGCCACACCAGCTACCGGGTCAGCGATGGTCACCTCTACTTTGAGGCCAGAGTTGCCCCGCATGATGTGTCTGTCATGGCGGTCAACGTGGGCTTCCACGATGAAACCACTGAGTCGGGCAACTCCCTGCCGGTGGAGCTATCCGGCACCACCTGGACTTCCACTGCCGGTGAGTGGATTGGCTTCGTCTTCGATGCCGACGCCACCACGGATAACTGGTACGTCTTCTGGGTGGATGACAACAACGACACCTCCGTGGCGATAGCGACTCTTCAGTCGGACATCGCTCTGGCGGACACCACCTGGTACACCCTCCGGTGTGACCTTCACGATGCCGGTTCTGGCAACCAGGTGGTGGCTGAGTTCTCGGTGCAGGATGAGAACGGTAACCACTGGGAGTACCGGAACACCTCGACCATAGACCGGGACGCGGCGCTCTCCTTCCACATCGGCAACGAGCTACGTGCCTCCGTTGACAATGGCTCCCTGGACGTGGACTACATCGAGGTTGGTAAGAGCAGGGTAGCTTAATGCCATCAATTAAAGAAAACCTGCGTCGGGCACTCCAGACGGTGATGTCGCGGGACAAGGCTAAGCAGATAGCAGACCGGACTAGCGGAGAGAAGGCGGCTCAGCTTTTATCCCGCATGGAGAACTAATGCCACACATTTCTGCAACCCTCCAGCGTGCATGGAGCGAACCCGAAGCCGACCTTTACGACCGTCTCCGGGCGGAATTAGCGCCACAGCGGCAAGGTGTGGATGCATCCCACCCGAACGTGAACTGGGCGCGAGACCCCAGCTTCACCAAGCTGCCAGAAAGCAACTCGGTAAGGGCTGACTGGCCATACAAGCTCTAATATAGTAACCAACTGTAATCAATCCTTATCAGGTGCCGACCTTCGGCTAAGGAGTAGATAAATGGCTGTTTCCCCTACACACACTGGCTGGCGTTACGACCCCTCAAACTCCCGGCTTGATTACTATTACCAGGGCACCCGTGTGGGTCATATTGCCTCTGGTGGTCTCACGGTGGCCACCGGCGGTCTGACCATTGATACAGGTGGGCTGACTGTGACAGCGGGCGGCATTACCGTTACCGCTGGCGGCTTGGCTGGCGTGGCTGGCGATTGGTCTCTCGACGATGACCTGGATATGCTCTTCGGCACCGGCAACGATGCTGGCTTCCGCTGGGGCACAGGCGACACCGATAACCACTCTTTCGTCCTGGGTCTTGATAACACGTCGCAGCAGTTTCATATCACCGACCAAGGTGCCGTGAATACCAACTGGAACGTTTCGGCGGCTACCCATCCGGAGGTGTATATCCACTCGAATACGACTCCGGCCTCTGACTACATTCGGATAGGTGCCCATGATGGCACTACGGGCTACGTGGATATGGTGGGTGGGACGACGTTGGCGCTCCAGGTGGGTGGCACCAGCCACCTTACCGTAGCAGCCAGTGCCCTGGCTCACTCGGCGGCTAACTCAGGAGCGGTGACCAGCTTGGATGTGACAAACACCTCTAACGATTCTGGCGCTGGTGCCCGAATCCGGGTTGCTTGCGGTGGTTCGTCGGCCACCGTTGACGCCCTCATATCCATGTTGGAAACCTCTGGCCATGAGTTGACCATTGGAGTAGACACTAGCTCTAGCATCTTCGCCATTAGTCGAGGAGCGGCCTTGGGCACCGACGACGCGATGCGGATGACTGACGCTTCTCCATCGGTGGTAACAATGGACACCACCCAGGGTTCCGACTATGACTTCGTGTGTGAAGGGTGTGGGAAGAGTTCCCTGACGAAGTTTAAGTGCTGCGCCAAGGTTAAATGGCACGATGACGTAGCGGCGCTCCATGGCCTCGTCACTGACTTGGCCGTTATAGACCCGGACTCCGTGGACTGGCGACCTTCCAAGGCTCTCCAGCACATGCACGACTTGGGAGTGCTGGAAGTCAGCCAGAACAATGACGGCACTCCCTGGATTGGGATGAACATGGTTCCGGCGCAGTGGTACACCTGGTCGGGCATGAAGCAGCTTGCTACTCGGCTAGAGAAGGTGGAGAGGCAGCTTGAAAAAGCCCTTGCCTAGCCAAAAGGCCAGTCTTCTACACGGGACGTTTACCCTTCAGAGGGATGAACCTGCGTTCTGTCTAACGGAGCTTGCGCATAACCGCCCGGATTCCAGGGGCTTTCACCGCTACCAGGTTATCTACGTGCTGCGCGGGGATAATCTGGTGGAGCACTGGCGTGACCTGGGGCCTGCTGGTACCTTCACCGCCAGCCCCTTCCGGGTGCCCGGCGGCATTATAGATAGCGCGGGCCGGGTAGAAATTCTCCACACGGTAGCGGAGCTTCGGGATATAGCGGACAGCCTCCGGGCGCAGTCGCCCAGGGCTGCGGAACATGAACCAACAGACCTGATAGGCGCGTACATGGACGACGCGGAGGAGATGAAGAAGCAGATAGCTTTCTCCTCCACCTTTGGCCCCGCCTTGATAAAGACTAGGAGCTAACATGACCCAGGTGCCAGTAGAAAGCCAGGAAGAGCTTCAGTCGGAGTACGCCGACATCATGGCGCAGATGCAGGCCGCTGAAGCGGTGGCTGACCCAGCCGTCTTAAAGGTGAAGGATATTGTGCATGAAGGCACAGAAGATATGCCGACACCGATGATGGTGGCCAGCGTCACCTCGGCGGGCTACGTCCGGATGTGGGACACCCAGACTGGAGAGGAGTCCATCACCAACCGGAACATGCTCCCTACGCAGCTAAAGAAGCTCAGGGCTAACGGGACGCCATTCTTCACCACGCTGAATCCCCACAAGAAGCCTCGGCGCGGTGGCATTAAGTGTCGCCTCCATCCGGACGACTTGCGGCGGGGGCGTTGGGATTACCTGGGATACCCAGTGTGCATGAAGGGCAACCTCACCTCTACTCACCAGCTTAACCGCCATATGGCTCACCGCCATAAGGATGAGTGGGCTGGGATGGAACAGGAGCGGGCTGACCAAGAGAGGATGGACGACCGAGAGTTCCAGCGGAACATCATGTTGATGGCCGTGAACGGTGGTATAGCGCCCACTAAGGCTGAGTCAGCCCACGCCCATCGTGTGGCGGCGGGCAAAGCAGGTAAGAAGCGCCAGGATGACACGGTTTACACCCGGAAGTGCGAGGAGTGTGGAGAGGAGTTCTCCCACAAGGGCCTGGCCATGCTAGCCGGGAAGAAGTTAGCCATCCACAAGAAGAAGGTGCACAGTGACACAGCCGCCAATTAACGTCTCCCTGACGATGGAGGACGTCACCCTGCTGATTCAGCAGAATCCGCTGTTTGCAGCGCAATTGCAGAACATCGCCATGCTCAGGATGCTTCGGGAGAAGGAGCAGGAGCTAGCCAATACACAGGGGAACGGCAAGGCGAAGAAAGCCAAGAAGTTGGTGGAGGAGACGGCGGAACATGCCGCAGGCCGGGGCTAATGCTAGATGCCAGTAGGACGAACGAGAGAACAGATACGGGTGAGCGTGGGCTACAACTTACCTCGCGCTCTATACGTCTCGTCCGCCTCCTCTAGCGGCGATACCACTTCCCTGATTGATAACACTTTGAGGGGAGGCAACGACAAACATAACGGCGAGTGGATAGTTGCCACCTCCGGCAACAACGATGGGCAAATTACCCGCGTTGACGATTACGCTCAGGCCGCAACCGACCTGACCTTAGCGCCTGCTCTCTCTAACTCTACGTCCTCCGGGGATACCTACGAGAAGTGGGCAGCCCCGTTCCCGCCAGCCCGCATCCATGACTTCATTAACCAGGCCATCATGGAGACCTACGGGCGTGTGTACGACCCCACCGAAGACCTGTCTCTCCACGGTGATAGGTTCCAGGCCCGTTATTCCCTGCCGTCAGATTTTACGATGGTCAAAAGGGTCTTCTACCGGACGGGTTACGTGGGGGATGAGGTGCACCCCTGTGACCGGGAGTTCGACGAGACCACCGATCCCGATACACCCTTCACCCAGCTAGTCCAGGATGAGGACTTCAAGCACGGCTCTCAGGCGCTCTCTATAACCGTTGCCGCCAGTGCGTCGGAGAACGACCTACTCACCGATGTTATAGATGAACTGGATATGTCGGGGCATACCCACCTTGAGTTCTGGATTAAATCCACCGTCGCTACCACCTCTGGCCAGTTGGACATCCTGCTGGACGATACGGCTGCCTGCGCTTCGCCTCTTGAGACGCTGGCGGTTCCGGCGCTCACTGCGAACACATGGACACATGCGCGGGTGGCATTGGCTAACCCTGAGAGCGATACGGCCATCATCAGCATCGGCTTCCGGTACACCTCGGACATAGGTGCCTGCACGGTTATCCTGGGGTACTTCCGGGGTGTGAATAACGACAAGATGACCTGGCTGGAACTGCCCCGGCACCTCTGGCGGATAGACAAAGAGAACCGAGACGTGGTGCTCACCAAGGGTGGGGTTGATACGGTCGGTAGCAACCTTATCCGCCTCCAGGGTGGTGACGACCCGGCACTGCTGACCACGGATGCCGGGACATGCGAGATAAACGACCAGTACGTGATTGACCGGGCCACTGAGCTTGCCCTCCTATCGGCCTCTGGAGGCCCTCAGACGGACGCAGACGAGCTTCGTAGGCTTGCTGGGTACTTTGGTCGGCGGGCGGGGCAGGCGTGGGGTAGGTTCCCACCGCTGGTGGGCGTGAGGAAGGCAGAGTAATGCGGATTGGCTCGGCGACGACCAGTAATCGGCCCGTATTGGAAGAGATACGTGACTCCTTGCGTCTGGAGCTTATCGAGGAGAATAGGGAGCTACTCCGGGTCATGCTCTCCACGCACAACGGGATGGTGAGGGCAGGGGTTATAGAGTCGGCAATCATCGAAGATTTATCGGTTGGTGAGGAATAAAGCATGAGGCTACAGATACCATTTCTAAGCGGGAAGACCGGAGAGTCTCAGGGGCGGGCTGGCGATGAAGGCCAAGTGCTCCAAGATATGCTGCATGGGAAGTATTACCATGCGAACGAGCAAGGCCGGGTCTTCTCTCAGTCCGCAACTCCGCTGGGCCTTGCTATTCCTATCTATACTGCCACGTCGCTGGCTGGCTCTATGCCTCTCTGGAATCCTATTGGCTCTGGTGTGAAGGCGGTACTTATGAGCTTCGCCACGACGCGGGCCAGCGGGACGGCGGACTTCGGGGCCATTGGGTTGATGGCCCGCAATGGTGTTGGCTCTGTGATTGCCACGGGTTCGCAGATTACCGCGTTCGCCGAGACGGTGCCGGTGAATGGTAACCTGGGGTTGGTGAACAGTGTGGCGGGGCAGGGGAAGGGTGCCAGTTCGGCGGTGAAATCCTCCAATACAGGCACGGTAACGGTCACGGCGGGGGTGGCGGCGGAGTGGATACGTACTATCGCTGGGATGAACCTGGAGGCGGATACGGGAACGGCCCATCAGACTCTCCCGGCGGTGTATGACTTTGACGGTAGCATCGTTGTTTATCCCGGCACGATGGTTTGGGTAGCGGCTACCAAGGCGTCGGTGGCGCTCTTTGCCTCCACCCTGGTATGGGAGGAGGTGACGCTTTAGATGACCCGGTTTGTTAGCGACTCCGCAACCGCTTCCGGCCAGATAGCGGAAGGGGATGAATCGCGGGTGAAAGCCATCTCTTTCCATGCCCGCAGTACGAACCCCGATTCTGTCATCGTGGGGGATAGCGGCGTGTCTAGCACCAACGGGTATGAGCTAACCAAGGACGCCAGCATCCCATTCAATTTCGAGGAAGGCTCCGTGCCTTTGAGCACCTTCTACGTTCATTTTTTGGGGGTAGGCCGCGTGGACTGGGCTGCCATCCTGCTGGACTAATATGCCTACAGTAGAAGCACCACAAGAAGTCATCATCAATGACATCCGCTACCCGATTAAGGGGCGGGTGGAGTCTATTGTCATTCCCCGCTACGCTCCCAAATTCACCACCGGGGACGTGTCTGGTGAGTCGCAGCAGGGCCGCTCTGTGGTGCAGTGGAGCGACAACACCGGGGGCATCGGCGTTGACCGGATAACCGACCTGGACGCGGCGCAGGGCCGTGACCTAGACCGCTCCTGGTACTCATCGGCTTATCTGCGGCACAAGCGGCACATGACCTTGCCGCCTCTGGCTACCACCACCGCTGCCTCTGGTGTCTCTGGCATCTTTGAGGTGGGCTTTATTGGCGACCTATCTGATTCCATCTATGCCAGCTTCGGCACGTCTCTCCGCCAGTACGCCATCGCCACTGACACCTGGACTTCCAGGCACACCCTGCCTGCTGTGGCAACCGACTCGGTGACCGGGCCGTTGGGTGGCACGACCTATCTGTTCGTTGCACACACCGGGGGTTATAGCTACTCCACTGACGGCAGCACCTGGACGGACGACACCACCGATACGAGATTTCTGGCTTTCTGGGATAACCGGCTTTGGGGCATTTCGCAGGCTGGACAACTCTGGTTCTCCCTTACTGTCGGCACGGAGGTGAACGATGCTCTTCTTCCGCTACCTACAGATTATGTCACTGACCTGTTCGTAGAGCGAGATGCGGGTGGTGAGCATATCCTCTACGCAGGCACCAAGGAGGGCCTGTACGCTCACGACGTTGCCAACTCCCGGTTTGTACTCACCGAGCTAGATTTGCCGTTTCATAACGACGCCGGACGTGGCATTAAACGATGGAGAGGGGCCACGTATTATCCGGCAGGGCTCGGCATATATCGTTATCAACCTGGCCCCACAGCGGCAATAAGCGTACATGGCCCTGACCGAGACGATGGTCTCCCCGATGAGCGGAAAGGCACGATTATCGGTCTTGAACGTTCCCATAACGACCTGATAGCTAAGGTGGATTCAACCTCGGCGGCGGCTAACGACTTCGATGTGTTCCTGGGCAGTGGCGCGATTACGGCGGGCGACGTTATCGACCCTGACGTGGGAATCAGCACGCTCTTGGCATGGGATACCCGTGGCTGGCAGGTGCTATGGGAATCGGCGGCGAATACGGAAGCCATCACGGCATCGTATGTCTCCAATGCGGATGGTGGCTACCGGCTGTGGTGGGGGCACAACCGGCGGGTGCTATATATGGACTTGCCGGTGGACATCGTTAATCCCCATGAGACCAATGACCGCAACTACGGCTCCGCTGCCACCCATGATTATCCCTGGCTGGTGGCGGGGGAGGAGACCAACGGACTGGCTCTCCGGATGAACGTGCACGTTGCCGATAGCTCCAGCACTGAGACGGTGGCGGTCTCTTACGCCACCAACTTTTCCGAGAGCTTCACCACCCTGGGCACTATATCATCCGATGGAATCACCACCTATGACTTCCCCAATGCCACCACGCCCACCGGCACGGCCTTCCGGGCCATCCGGCCCCGTGTAGCGTTAGCACGCGGCACTAATACACTCCTCTCCCCTGACGTAATCGCCGTCAATTTTGAGTTCCGCAAAAAGCTCACCCCGCAATATTCCTGGCGTGTGTTGCTGGACTTGAGTGACGAATATGCCGGGCAAAGCACGAACGAGATGTGGGCGGACTTGCGAACGGCGGTGGCTTCCAGCGCCTTGGTGAACTTCACCTTCCGCGATGACACCGCGAGGACATATTACGTAGACGTGACTCTCCAGGGCCAGGAAGAAACTGGTCTGGACGAAACCGGAGAAGTCCTGGTTACCTTGGCGCAGGTGTAATGAATGGCTATTGAACGGGCTGGCATCCTAAGAGATAACGTTGGCACCGCTATTGCCGGTGCCACGGTGGAGCTATTCCCTCGGAACACTACCACCACGGCGGAAGCCTCCACCAACACCAACGCCTCCGGTGTCTGGTCGTTCTCAGAGGCCGATGAGAACCGCTACGATGTCCGGATAACCTCCGGTTCCAGCGTTCGGTTCCATAACTATGACTCCTCTGAGCAGATGCAAGAGCTTGAGGTGTCGGTGCTCAAGCAGCGTAACCCTCCGGACGCCGAGGGTAACACCTTCACCTACGAGTGGGTGGCGGCTGCCATAGCGGCCAACCGCACCATCACCCTCCCCCTCCTGACGGGGAATGACACTATGGCGGTGTTGGGTTTTGCTCAAAGCTGGACTGCCTCGCAGACTTTCACCGCTGACACTATCCATAACGACACGGTGGATATACACCTAGGGTCTAGCTCTGACGCTGCACTCCGCTGGTCTACCGCTGATGCTGACAATCACGCGTTGGTACTGGCAGTGGGCAATAGCAACCAGGGGTTGCATATCACCGACCTGGGCGCTATCGCCACGGATTGGAACATCGCAGCCACGACCCACCCGAACGCCTACATCCATTCCAACACCACCCCGCGAACGGATTACCTCCGGCTGGGAGACCACGACGGTACCACAGCTTACATCGACGTGGTGGGCGGCACCACCCTTGCCTTCGAGATTGATGGCACCACCGAAATGTCCATGACCGCCTCGGTGCTGAACCTGGCTTCCGGGAACACGTATCAAATCAACGGCACCAACGTGCTGTCCAATAACACCCTCGGCACAGGCGTGGTCACCTCTTCCCTGACCACGGTTGGTGCTTTGAATAGCGGCTCCATCACCTCTGGCTTTGGTGCGATAGATAACGGCGCGTCCAACATCACCACCACGGGCGACATTACAGGTGGCGGCATTCATGTCACAGGCGACACGGCTGCTGGGGATAACGCGGCGTTGGGGTACACCTCCGCTGAAGGATTGATCCTTACTGGGCAGGGAAGCACGTCCGATATCACGATCAAGAACGATGCCGATGCCGACGTGCTAAAAGTGGCTACTGGTACTACTACCATCACTCTCCCTGGCGCACTATCGGTGGATGACGCTACCGATAGCACCAGCGGCACTACGGGCAGCATACACACCGATGGTGGCCTGGGGGTCGCAAAAAACCTCTTTGTGGCGACCGATGCGCGGGTCGATGGGACAGCGACTCTAGATACGGTGGACATTAATGCTGGCAACATAGACGGCACCGCCATTGGTGCGGCCAGCGCTTCTAGCATCGTAGGTACCACGATTGACGCCACCACTGACTTCACCATCGGCGCTACGGTCATCACGGACGGTGTGCTGACCGACTCTGGCGGGTTCCAAATAGCCGCAGCACTGGACATGAACGCGAATACTATCTCCAACATTGGCAACGCGGGCAACGATTTTTCCGCCCACTCGCTAAACATGACGGCGGCCAACTCCGGTGGTGCTCGGTCCATAATCGTCCAGAACACTTCCGGTGATGCCAATTCTGAGGCTTACATCCAAATCTTTTCAGGTGGCACCTCTGCTGGGAACGCCTATCTCCGGTTCGACATCAGCGGTGGGATCACCTGGGGCATGGGAGCGGACAACGCTAACGGCAACAGGTTTGCTCTTGGGTCTGATGCAACCCTCGGTGGCAGAGATATGTTCCGAATCACTACAGACACAACGCCAGTGCTGACGTGGAATACGACTCACCCCACTGGAACGTTTGACTACGTGTGTGATGAGTGCGGGCGGCATGGCCCTGCCTCGTTCTCGTGCTGTGGTATTGTCGCGTACCATCCGGACGTACCCGCTCTCGCACCGCTTATGGATAGTCTACGAGGACAACCGCTCACGGGGCGAGAACCTGGTGTCCAGCACTTGGTAGACCTAGGCATCATGGAAGTCAGCACCAACAACGACGGGTCTCCCTGGATCGGGATGAACCCGATCGAAGCCCAGTGGTACACCTGGTCGGGTATGCTTCAGATGCACCGTCGCATCCAAGAACTTGAAGCCCAAGTGGAGGAGTTATGCCGATAAGCGATTCTGACCTCATTGCCCACCTCAACGAGCTGAAGGCGAAGGCTGCGGACGGCATCAATATCGTCCACCAGTTAGCGCATTATGGTGATGACTACAAGACGGCTTCCAAGGCGACGATGGTATCCGCGCTGAAGGCGTTGCATCCTGGCTGTGCCGTCTGTAATCAATACGAGGGCTAAATTACGATTGCCTGAGAGGATAGGCATTAAATGCTAAAAATGTCCCCCTTACGCCCGCAGATTCTTGTAGCCATAGGCTTGCTGGGCCTCATTGCTGGGTTCAGCATCTGGGTCATGCGCAGCAATGAAATTGCTGGAGTGTGCGCGGCGGGAATCATAGCGCTCGCAAAAGATGTTATTTCCAGCGACGTAGAGAAGGACTCTTAAGCTGATGCATATAATCAGGGTGTTGGGCGCTGGTCTAAAGCGTGGCCCGAAGGCATTAATTAAGGCTCCGGTCGCCGTGAGCCGAGCCGTGGGCGGTGGGATAAAGCGCGGGCCAAAGGCTTTGCTAAAAGCACCCGGCGTCTCTGGTCGAGCCGTTGGTACTGGGATAAAGCGCGGGCCAAAGGCTGTACTCAAGGGCTCTGGTAAGGCGCTCCGCGTCGTCGGGGTCGGTATCAAACGGTTCATCCAGGCGATTGTATTCACCCCGGTATGGGCGGTTGGCAGGGTATGGAGGGCTATCAAGGCGTCACCACGAGCTGCGCTGTACGCGCCGGTCATAGCCTATAGACGGCTGACTGTCGGTAGGGATTGGGTTCTGGCAAAAATAAATTACGTGCAGAGTGAGTCAGCTAAGTGGCGTACCACATTCAATATATTAAAGAGTCCGTATAGCTTGTTACGTGCGTGCGGGCTGAGTCCACAAATGGCGGTGGGTCTGTTGTTTGCGGGGTCTACGGTGGGGACAGGGGTCATCGTCAATGAAACTATATTATCGGAGCGGTCGTTTAGAAATGGAGACCCAGGTATTTACTTGGCACCGGACGATATACCGGTCTCGTATGTCACCGATCCAGGACAAGATGGCTTCAATACGCTCCGGGTAGATTTAGGTAGTGTGAGTGTCCGATCCATCGTGCTCGAGAATATTTCGGTTGGGACTGTTTTCACTGGTTCGGCCCTCCCCAGTGGAGAGGCGAATGTGGTAGATGTCGGTGGCAACGTGATTAGCGGTGGGACTAATACCAGACTGGAGATAGGGCATCTGATTTTCGAAAAGAGCCGCTGCAAAAAACTGACGCTCAGTGATATCCAGGCTCATACGCTGATAGTCCGCGGTAATGCCGCAGACGGCCAATCTCTAGCCCCCTCCGCAGGGACTGGCCGGATGCTCGCAATCGGCGGTGGCCATCAGCAGGCCGACGAAATGATCCACAGCGGAGGGACGTTTGACCGTATACTAATCCAGGCCCCTACATCAGGAGTGAACGGGAAGATCGGCACCTTGCGCTTGACGAATCTGTACACCAAGGGCGGTGAGTGTGTGTTGGCTAAAATTAACGCTGGGACGGTTGAGATACTGCTGAACGAGGTGGGAATGGGAGACGGATTCAGCACAAAAGAGTTCGTCATTGCTACAAACGTAACAGCAGCAAATATCACGGTCGAAGATAATGTTGAGGTAACAATAGCGGAGCCTGCCACTAACTAATGGGTAGTGACTGTCGGCATCACTTCGTCCTGGACTCTGTCCCGAGTGCCAGGAGTACAAGGGCTAGCCATGGCTGATGCGTCCCGGATAGAGCGGTACGCCTATATGGCCCAGGACAGGATTGATAAATACCTGATGGCCCGCGATAATGGCTCCGGCGCGCCGCGCCCTGACCCGCTGGATTACATGCTGGTGGTCATGCACGACATGTTCGAGCGCCAGGAGGAACGCCACAAAGACGTGATGGACATCTTGGGCAACGAGGGCATCCGAGTGAACCATATCCCGAAGTGGGTGGTGGCTGCGGTGGGTAGTGTTACGGGGCTAACGAGCTACTTAGTCTGGGTGAAGAAGATGTTCCATAATGGTGGATAAGTTCTTAAATGCCATGGAGCAGGTTCAACTACATCCTCCTATGTTGCTATCTGAGGACGAACTGTGGCTGATTGACTGGGTGCTGTGCGCCGCCTCCGGCATCTACCCGGACGCCGAGATGGGCACCTTGATGGAATGGACTCACCTGCGGGAACTCCTCTGGGAAGTGCGGGATAGTGACCCGGAGCGGCTATTGGAGTGGAAGGACTCGGCTAATAAAGAGCACACGACCGCCCTCTGGTCTCTCTATCTGAAGGACGACCAGGAGACCAAGCTGCTGATGGCGCTCGTGCCCACTACGTTCCGATTTGGCAATAGCGGGGTGGACTGTGGGGCCTCATTGAAGATGAAACTCTCCCGTTACCTGCGGGGTGTGCCCAGCCTAGAACCGGAACCTGAACCGGAGGTTGTAGAAGATGCCAGTGAAGTCACCGACAAAGCCGAGAGTCCGCCCAGCGCCGAAGATAGCGCCGCAGACACAGCCTGACTTCGACCCCAGCACGGTGTGCCCCGCACAGACTGATAAGTTCCTCCCGTGAGGCACCGGCCTGTACAGCCTTTCCTACATCACCCCAGGGAAGTCCTTAACTCCGGAGTCCGGGGGCAGCACCAGGGCGGTAGGCAGTTTGTGCCAAGCGATTACGAGCCTCACCAGGAGGAGATGTACCAGGCCATTGCCGACACCGTGAACTCCCGTACCTACGGGTTTGACCACTGCCGCCAGCCTGCGCCCAGTCTAGAGATAGACCCGGAGCGGCGGGCGCGGTGGATGGAGGCGGTAGAGAAGGAGTCCATCAGCAGAATCCGGTCTGGCATCCACAAAGACAAAGTACGGGGCTTGCACGAAGAGAATTGGCCCGCTAGTCTGTGGGACTACCTGTACCAGCGGGGCCTGGACATCAAGAGGAGGCACGGGCTTGATAAGTGAGTGCCAGCACCACTGGGAATTGGAAGCCTCACCGCCGCCCACGCCAGGGCGGTGTCGCATATGCGGCACAGAACGCACCTTCTGGGGCGGCATCGTGGACGGTAGGAAGTGGATAGAGAGCAAGGGCACCTTCCAAATCAGCCCGTACAATGTCAACGAGTGAGCGCGATATGGCCGAGTTCATCTCTATCGTTGGCATAAATCTCCAGCCGCTCGACCGGCGTTACATCTTCTTTGCCCTCAAGGAACTAAACGCCTGGCTTGAGAAGCATGATGGGCCGTTCAGGTTCAAGGAGTCCATCACGGGCGCTACCATTCGGAACATGCGGGAGGGTGACGACTCCGCCTGGACTGAGTGCTGGCAATGGAAGCGAGAGCAGATGGCAGGCGAGACCGTGCTGTTCCTGGTCAGGGGAGCGGGCGGGTACGCCGGTGGGTCTTACGAGGGGAAGATGGGGGTACTGTCGGACGCGTGCCTCGACGCGCTCTCCGGCCATCTAGGTGCTTGTAGGCGGATATTATCGCGGCACCCTACCCTATGTACTCGACACCGCCAGATTGGTGCGATGGGGCACGAAGCCTGCCATGCTGTAGGATTCCGGCACGAGGACGGCGGACTGGCAGGGGCCGAGTACGTGCAGTTCCCGCGAGTCCGGGGGCCCTGGGAGCCTACGCGAAAAGGGTGTCTCTGGCCGTTCTAGCCCTCGCAGCCAAGCGCATGAGCCAGACCGTGCTGGCCCAAGAGGGGGACCTGCTTCGAGACCCGCCTATAGACGAAAGCCGTCCTGGTGCAACTTACCGGTGGTTCAAACCTCACCTCTCCCAGTAGGATTTACTGGGTCGAGGTGGGGTTGGCTGGGAGGATGTGGAGCGCATATGACGCCAGTGCGGCTACGAGATTACCTGCTGCGAAAGACGACGATGGCTGACGGGAAGGGTGCGGGGCCTGAGCCGGAGAAATGTAGTCGCCCCTTTATGAATCGGATCTCGTCTGCCTTCATCACCCAATCATGCCACCAGCGAGTATCGGTACGGCTGGGGATTAGGCAGACGACCGTTGCTCCTCGCCGACTGGACTCATAGGCTTTCCGCATCCACTGCCCTATCTCTCGCCCGTAGGGTGGATTGCACCAACAGACGCCGACCCAGGGTTTGATCAAGGCGCTCCACATATCCCCTGACGAAAGGTACTCAGCACATTGCGTATTGCCAGGTCCAGCGCAAACATCAAGCGAGAAGTGAAATTCTGCATCCAGCCCCTCATAGAACTCTTTGGGCGTTTCCCATTCACAAGTTAGGCTGGTGTACAGACCCTTATTCATTATGCCCGCCGTCGTCAGCGAACAATCCGAGTACAGCAACGATCTCCGCCCATATAGCGCCCTGCCGCCCGGAGTGCCGCCGGTCTAATTCTCGCAGCCATGTCACCAGTTCCCTGCGATTCTTGGCCCGTTGGGCTTCGACTAACTCCTCCCCGCATCGTGGGCACGTCACAGCGCCATCACTCCTCCGTCTTATTTGAGTTGAAACTCAAAATGGTGCAGCAGGCCGGACTCGAACCGGCGGTCTTCAGTTTATAAGACTGAGGCTTTGGCCGCTAAGCTACTGCTGCCTATCCTTTCATCTTCCAGACTGTTACCTCCACCCAGCACCGCTTCCGCTTCTTCTCCACCCACTTTCTCACCACACCCCGCACCACATGGCTATCGTCTTCCCATATCACCCCCTCTAAGGCATCCGAGAATGTTCCGCCGATGTTATCCCAATCCCCCCGGAGGCTGGTAAGGTACGCCTCCACCTCAACCATGTAAAGCCCCTCTCCGTCCACCTCACGCCCTCCCAGGGCCGCTTTGGCCTGTTCCTGCACCAGCGCTTTGTAATCCGGATAGCTCAGCCGCTTGGAGCCTTTGGCTGGACGCTTGTAGTAAGTGCCAAACTTGCCCACCCGTGGCCGGGGCTTCGGCGCAGGACGGCCAGGGACGGTGAAGGCGCAGATGCGCTTAATCGGTATCTCCTTCCCCGGCTTTGACTATGGCCTGGGCTTCCCGCACACTGAATCCTACTTCCATTGGGAGTAGTCCTTCGTTCGTAGCTAGGCGCTTCACAATCCGGTACATCGCTGGCGTCTGCTCAACTAGCAGCGCATTGGCTTTGACGATGACCGTGTCGTTGATATAGATGTCCTGTCCGTCATACATCACGGCGATGAGTCCCACATCTGTCCAGATTTGGTTGCAGCCGTCTGCATGGCGATGCCAAGGCCCTGGTGTGAAGTCAGCCATTGGGTGCCTCCTCCTCAAAGTGCTTGTCCCGTGCTGCCTGTTGGGCGTTGTACTCGTCCTCGCAATCTGGGTGCCAATCACCTAGGCCATAGGTTGGGAGGGTACACCAAGGACAAGTTGGGATGTCGTGTTCCATCATCTCCTCCCAGGTGTAGGGTTGCTCCAGGGCTGCGTGGGTTAGTTCGTCAGGCATTACGTCTCCTCTCCAACCCACACCCACCCCACGCCGGGCCTGCCCTCCCATGGCCCATCGCGGAGCGGGTATGGGTCTCGTATAAATTCATCAGGCAGACCGCCCCCCTTCTGATGGTTGCAGGCATAGCACGACAGGACAATGTTATCTCCACCACTCCCTCCCTCAGCCTTGGGGATGTAGTGGTCTTTCGTGGCCATGTGCTGTATCTGCGGCTTGCCCTCCCCCGGCCTATCCAGGGTGGTCTTCACCCCGCAGTAATGGCATAGCCCACTGGCCTCCAGCCAGAGGCGGCGTAGGGTCTTGTGGGCATTACTCGCCATCCGCAGCCTGTTCTGCGGGGAGGAAGTCCTTGACGGCAGCAGAGAAGATGGGTTGGTGAAAGTCCGGGTAGTAGTCAAGCTTCAACTCTTCCAAGCAGGCCCAGGCTTCGTCGCGTTCTGCGAAGCGGTCGAAGCAGGTGCCGTCCGTATAGGCGGCGTAGGGCTTGTCGAGGTAGAAAGGGTGGGGTATTTTAAGGACTTCGTATCGTGCCATCGTTCTTTCCTCCGTATGGTTGATTTACCCCTGGCCGGACTTGCCACCGGCCCCGTGGGTTACGGCCCCCGAAGGGGCTGGCTCACCTAGGGATGGGCTAGTCGCTATTCTCTGCGACGGCGAGACGTGCATATACCCATTCCAAGCTCTCGTTGTCCGCGCATTCGTAGGCTATGGAGTTCAACCCCTGCGCGCCGTTTTCTGGGTTCTGCGCCCAGCTATCATCGACACGGTACATACCGCACCACCGGCATACCTCTCGTACTATTACGCCTCCGCCGTGGCCGTGGACACCGGGGTTTTCTGCCATTCCGCCGACCACCTCATGCGGTGATTCCCAATCGTGCCGCCCATCGGTTGGGTCGGTTTCCCATCGATTAGTATCTGGGTCCTGAAGTAGGCCCGCCTCCACCCCTTCGCACTCCGGCTCTTTCGGTTCTACGGGGATATTGTGGTAGCGATGGCTGTCTACCTCTTCCCCGTCGTCGTCCTCCTCGACCAGTTTGCAATCCACCCATGTAGTATGTGGGAGGCCGTCGGAATAGCCCTCCATTCCCTCTACGGCCCAGTCAAGGGCCTCTGCTTCGGCCTCCGCCCAGGTGTTGGCGTCGAACTCAGCCTCTTCTCCCTCGCAGTACGCGACAAAATGTTTCATCGTATCTCCTCCTGGGAAAGCGCCAGCACAGTGTCTATATGCCTCCTGGCCTCCCGTATGGACACGAAGTGGGGGCAGGTCTCGTCAGAGTAGGGCATGCCGGTGGGGCTGTGGTACGCCTGGACCAGCCATAGCCCGTCATGCTCCCCAGCGATGCGCTCACATTCGCGGATGGTTTGGCCTCGATGATTCCTGGTTCGTAGCATGGCCGTGATCCTGTGGTCGTTGTCGTTCATTACTCGCCTCCTATGGTTGATTCGGCTTCCGCCGACCCTGTTTCCAGGGTTGCGGCCCGTTGCCAGCGGGCCCCGCCAGCGGGGCGATGGGGCCGGGCCACCTCAGCGGCCTCTGCCTCCGACAGGCAGATGGCCAGTTGGGTGTCGCCCGGCTCCCGCCGGACGGCCCAGTAGGTGTTCCCGTCACGCCCGGTCCCCGTGGTGATCCTGGTCATGCTGCCTCCTTTCTCTGGCGAAAATCCGGTACTCCCTCCATATCCACCCACCGGCATAGGCTCTCCTGTCGCATCCGGCTCTCCAGGCGGTCGCTGAACTTACCCATGTCCTTCGGATGGATGTTAGAGGTGATAATAGTTGGGGCCATCGTATCGTAGCGGTGGTCAAAAAGGTTCTCCCATATCCCCAGCGTCCAGGGCGTCTCCTGGGCCACTCCCAGGTCGTCCACCACCAGACACTCCAGGTCTACCAGGGACATCATTAAAGACCGGAGCGGCTGCTCCGCCCCCACACCTACCGATGCGTGGAACGCATCATGGAGAGTCACAGCCTTGCAGTACCGCACCTGCCATCCATGCTGGAGCAGGTCATACGCTGCTGCCCTCGCCAAATGAGTCTTACCGCACCCCTTTGGCCCGGTAAAGCAGAGCCACGGCAGCCCATTCGGTGCGGCGAAAGAGACCGCTGCCTGGTACGCCTCCTTCGCCTTCGGATGCCACCCCTGGTCAAAGCTATCGAAAGTCTGGAGTACCTTGGTGGGGATGCCCGACGCCTTCAGCCGCTGTGCTTGCATCCGTGGCCCCTGGCAATCGAGGCAGGGGAAAAGATGGCCAAAGTTGGGATGTCCTACCTCGACAAGATGCGACACCCACCCATCATCCCGGCAGGTTGGGCACTTCGCCTCCTCATACCAGTGAGCATAGGAGGGTATAAGGATGTCTCGGTTGTAATACTTCTTGGCCCCGGCGATAAGTTGCTCGTCACGGTTCATCGCCCGCAGCGATGCCCGCCGCTCCCTATCCTCTGCGGATGCGAGGCGGTGAATATCCTTGGGCTGGAGCTTCACCACCCGATGAAGAACGTCCCCTAGTCCCTCGCTCACGTACCCTCCTCGCGGCTATCTTCAGCCAGTTACTAAACGCTGTCTTAGGACGCTTCATCGCCCTTCCCTTCTCCTCCCACCAGTCCTGGCAGTGCTGGGCCTCCCTCTCCAGGTCTAGCTCCGGATACAGCTTCTCCAGGCTCTGCCAGTCGCCATCGCCATACACCGAACGTAAACTCGTCGGCAACGTACCCCTCCTCACGCAGTATTTTAGAGACCGCAGCCAATGCCTGCGCCGTCCATGTATGCCGCAGCTAGGAATTGTTCGTCTGTGTATTTTCTTTTCCGTCCCAAAACACCTCCTTCATACCACGCCAGAGTTCCAGGGCATTAACGAAGTTCCAATAGGCCATCTTCAAATGCCTAGCGTCCATCCGGTACGCCTGGAACGCGCTCTCGCCCTTCTCTGGTTGCTTCCGGGGGATATGGAGTATCCATCCCTCCTCGATTGGCTGGCCGGTCATTTCAGTATCGCAAAAGGCGTATGCCCCTAGCTGGAGGGCCGCCTCTTTGTACACGCCGGAGCCTGTCTTAAGGTCGGCGATGAAGGGCTTGGTTTGCTTGCCTGGCACGTCAACAGCGTACCCTCCGATGTCTACCGTACCAGCAAACTTATACAGCTTGGAGTACACCATCCATTCGGAGCGTTCAAACACCAGCCCATTCAGTGCCCCCCATGCGCTAAAGCCCTGGACAACAGGCTGAAACTCCTCCGGCACCTTCTCTTCCTCAACCTTCCCCTCCAGTACCTCACTCAGCCAGGTGTGAGCCTGTGTCCCCCACTCCGCTGCCTCATCCCTCACCTGGTCAGGGCGGGCCTTGGCACGGGAGAGCATTCCGTCTAACCACTCCCCGTAACCTATATCGTGCGGTATTAGCTGATGCCTAACTTCTTCTGTCAGCATCTCCTCCCGCACCTTCTCTAGACTAATCTTCTTCGCCCACCCCACCAGGGCGGGCTTGGCGATGATGTTCAGGACTGTGGTGACGGAGGGGAGGGGAATGCCCTCCACCTCCGGGTCACCTTCAACCATGTAGTACCGGCTCTTCCCCTTATCTACCCTCTTGATTGTTACCATCTACTCTTCCTCCTTACCTTGTATCCAATTATCAAACGCCTGGGCAATTACCAGGATGTCAGGCACCGTCCACTCCGCCCCTGTGGATAGCGTTGCTACAACCCACTCCACCGCAGCCTTGAGTGACACCTGCCGTTCAATTGAGCGGCCTCTGGCGTCCGTAGCCATGGGCACAGGCGGGTTGGCCACATTCTGCACCACCTGCTCGTAGGTGGCCGGTGACACCTTCTCGATGGCACTCACGATGTTCTTGAACATGTTCGTGCCCGTCTTGCTGGGTTTGAGTTTAACCTCAAACGTCCACGTCTCACCCAGCTGGATGTTCCAGTCCGCCGGTGCCGGGTCGAAGTACTTGTACTCCTCAGGGGCCTGGCCCTCTACCTGAAGCATGAATTTCAGGTATGCCTGCCCAATGTTGATTCCTGTCTTAATGGTGTCCTGGCTCTTGTTTTTTACAAGGGCCGTGATGGTATCCGATATTTGATTCGACATTGCTCCCTCCTACCTAAGTTGGTAACTCCAGGTCATGGATTGCCCGGTAGTAAGCGTCGTGTCAATGCCAGTTAGCGACACGGAAGCGACATATGGCGACACAGGAAGTTACCTTCCAGCCCCGAATGTCCACGCCACGGACAAACCCCCGCTCACTCTCACCACACTTGCTACAAACTGCCTCCGTCACCCCCCCTAGGCTTATCGGCCGATACCAAGCGACACCCCCGCAACTTCCAGCTTCTCTTGCCAGGACTTCTTGTTGAGAGCTAGCTCATTGATGGCCTTGGAGAGTTGCTGGATTTCTGAGTCTTTCTGCCGGAGCACCACCTCGGTAGCCGTCATGTATTTCTTAGCCGCATCCTTCTCGGCTAGCAGGTCGCCTCGGAGACTCTTTATCTCTAGCGCCATAGCTATCAACTTCTCGACCACCGCATCACCAAGCTGCTCCAGGGTGTAGCCAGAGGAAGTCGTAGATGCTACCTGAGTGGCTGGCACAAAATCCTCAGCCTCCCCCTCGATATGCTCTTCCGGGGTAGCGCAATGGGCCTTGGTGCCAACCTCCCCTTCTTTCTGCCCGGCTCGCTTCTTGTAAGGCCCTTTCTGCATGTACTTCATCCGCACACCGGCATCAACCAAGAGATTGCGGAGTGCTATATAACCCCGCCCCGTCTCCTCAATGAGCCAGGCTATGCCCTTGTCCAGATTGGCCTTTGCCAACCCCACTATCCTCGCCGCTTCCGCATCGTCAACCGGGTGGGCGGCACCATAGTGTGGCCCCAAGCCGTAGGGCTTTATCCACTCTCCGCAGAGCCGACACTGTATCGTCTTTGACATTGAACTAACCATTGGTCTCCTCCTTACTACTTAGGTCTAAGCCTGTCACATTTTCTAATCTGTCCAGCAGGTCAGCCCCTGGAGGACGGTGGCCGTTGAGGATTTTGCTCAGGTGAAACACAGAGCAATCAGCCTCCCTGGCCAGCCATTCTTCGGAGCGACGATTCTGATAGAGCCAGTCTTTAATCTGTTTTCTCATTTGGCC